TGTCTATCCCAACCAGCCCTAACCAGCGACAACCGGCAGGGATTGGTCATGCTCAGCCAAGATTGCAGACATCGAGGCCAGAGCACGTAGGTTCATTTGCGCCGCAAGTTAGGGAATGGGCCAGCGAGCACATGGGCGTGTCGCTTATGGATTGGCAGTTCACTGCGCTTAACGGTCAGCTGCTTTATGACAAAAACTTTGAGTTAGTCAACCGGGTAAGCCTTGTTTCTACGGCGCGGCAATGCGGTAAGACCACTGCTCTGATGGCGCTCGTTGGCTGGTGGCTCACAGAGATGCCTAAAGTACGTGGCAAAAAACAGACTGTGTTATCTACAGCGCACAGGCTCGATCTGGCCGTCATGTTGTTTGACGAATTGTCACCGATCTTAGAGTCACGGTTTAACGCAACCCTAATGAAATCGTATGGGCGTAACAGAGTAACCATGCCTGACGGGTCAACTTGGTTGGTGCGCGCCGCAAATAATTCTGTGGGTCACGGCACTAGCCCATCGCTGGTGGTTGCCGATGAAATGTGGGACATATCGCGAGAGGTCATTGACGGTGGGCTCTTGCCGGCTCAGCGTGCACAGGTTTCACCGCTGTTGTCTATGTGGTCAACGGCTGGCACTGAGGCAAGCACGGCCATGTTGCGCTGGCGAGAACAAGGACTCAGGGCAATTGACACAGGCCGTAACGCATCGTTTTATTTTGCTGAATGGTCGCCGCCACCAGACATAAACCCGATGACCCCAGAGGTGGGTGTACGGCAACCCTGCATTGGGCATAACCCTTACGCCTGAAACCTTGCTGGCAGAGTCTGAGAACCCTGATCGAGCAGCGTTCCTACGCGCCAGTTGCAATCTGTGGGTAGCGTCCGACAAGTCATGGATACAGCCGGGGCAGTGGCCTGCTCTGCAATACGAGGGCGATCTACCAGAGGGCGGCACGGTAGCCATAGAGACAAGCCTTGACGACACACGCTATTTTGCGGTGCGTTGCGTAGCGCTACCTGATCGGCGCACAGTGGCAACAGTCGAGTTTGTGGCAGACACATTTAGCGAAATGCTGGCACACGTGGAGCGCCTATGCGCTAACCCACTGGTCAAGTTTGCAATCACACCAACGGTAGATAATCATTGGCCGTTGTCTTTAGAGCGCCGCCGTGTTGTGGTGGGCTACGGCGAGATACTTAAGTTTACGCCGTCAGTAAAAAACATGATTAACGAAAAGTTGTTGTGGCATGACGGCAGCAACCAACTTGCCGAACACGTCAGCAGAGCCGTTGCTGTTCGCTCACAAAACAGCATTGCACTATCTAGCCAACGATCACCCGGCCCAATTGAGTTGGCGCGCTGCATGGTCTGGGCAGCTGCACTCACCAGCCGACCCACGTCATCAGGCAAACCTATGTTGGTTGTTTCTAACGGCTAGCATCCAATTGGCATCGGCTCGATGGCTTGCTTATCGTCGGGATACCGCATCGCATACCGGGCCGATGCCACCACAAACTAGGCAGACTGTGACACACTAAAGACATGGCATTATTTAACAAAGTTACTAAAGCCGCTATTAGTCCACCAGTAGGTAAAGCCGCTGCTGCTGGCACTAACTACATGGGCGCACAAACCAACAACACTGGCGCTGGCATGGTTGGCGTTTATTACAACTACACAGAAGGTGAAGCGCGTAACGCTGCAATGTCTGTGCCTACTGTTAGTCGAGCACGAGACCTGATCGCATCAGTAATTGGCTGTATGCCATTGCGTATGTACAACGAAATGTGGAACGGTGACGAAATGGAAAAAATGCCATTAGCGCCGCGTACATGGTTGCGCCGCATTGACCCAGCCGTGCCAAACAACTTCATTTTGTCATGGACTTTTGACGATCTATTTTTTTATGGTCGTGCATTTTGGTATATAACGTCACGCACAGCAGATGGTTTTCCCGCTTCCTACTCAAGATTGCCTGCCAATATGTGTCAGACGCTCGACCAGTCCGGTCCTGTCTGGTTTGCACCGTCTAAGCAAATTATGTTTAGCGGCGGCGAACTAAACCCAGATGACGTTGTGCAGTTTCTTTCACCTATTCAGGGCATCACTTCAATGTCAACGCAATCAGTTGCCACAGCGTTAAAACTTGAGGCGGCACGGTATCGCAACGCATCAAGCGCCATTCCTGCAGGCATCCTTAAACAAACTGGTGGCGAGCCACTAAACGCACAAGAACTAGCAGACCTAGCGTCAGCATTTAACGCAGCGCGCATGACTAACCAAACAGCCGCGCTAAACGAGTATTTGTCGTACACGGAAACCAGCACTTCACCAGACAAAATGTTGCTCATTGACTCTGCAGAGTTTCAGGCAATGGAAATGGCCAGATTGTGCAACGTGCCACCATATTTAGTAGGCGTTTCGGTAGGCAGTTACTCGTACCAGTCGAGCAGTGAAAGCCGTGCCGATCTGTGGACATTTGGCGCGCGCGCCTACGCCGATTGCATTGCTGGCACTCTCAGCCAAAACAACGTGTTACCTAACGGCACATATGTTGAGTTTGACGTAGAGGGATACCTGATGGGTGACTACAGCGAAAATAACGACATGTCACAACCTGAACGCGCCGATGAGGTACAGTCGCAATCATGATTAAATTTATTGCATCGGAAGTAACAATTGACGCAGCTGCTGGCGAAGCAGGCCGCCGCGAAATTACGGGTATTGCCGTACCGTATGACGTTGCCGCCACTGTTTCTGATGGCACAACTGTGGTCATAAAACAGGGTGCTTTGCCAGTTGACGGTAAGTCACCACGCCTTTACATGAACCACGACTCGACCAACGCCATTGGCATTGTTACAGAGCGCGTGGATAGCCCAGAGGGCATGATGTTTACAGCCAAGATCAGCAAAACACAGGCTGGCGATGAGGCGCTAATACTTGCACAAGATGGCGTTTTGGACTCTGTCTCAATTGGTATAAACCCCACCAAATTTACAACCGCTAAAGATGGCACAGTTACCGTGACTGCAGCCGATTGGGTTGAGTTAAGCCTTGTGCCAGTACCAGCATTTGCAGGTGCGATCATCACCGACATTGCGGCGAGTATCCCACACGAGGACGAAGAAATAAGTACTATAGAAACAGAACCTACACAGGAGACAGAACCCATGAGCGAAGTAACCATCCCAGAAGTCGAAGCAACCGTTGCAACTGCACCAGTTTTTGCACAGCCAAAACGTGAATTTGCTATGCCAACACCGGGCGAATTTATGGCCGCCTACCACATTGGTGGAGACACATTCCGCAAAGTTAACGAGGCAGTGAAATTTGCTGCAGCAAAACAACAGACAGCATTGCAAGCAGCAAGCGCCGAAAACTTAACAACTGATACACCCGGCTTGCTTAGCAATGTCGTGCTTGGGCCTGTGTTCCAAAACTACAACTTCATCCGACCAGTTGTTTCAGGTATCGGTGTACGCGCAATGCCAAGCGCACCATCAAAAACTTTTATCCGTCCGATCATCACACAGCACACATCAGCTGCAGTGCAGACCGAAGGCGATCAAGTTGACAGTCAGAAAATGACGCTTAGCGCAAATACCGTTACAAAAAGTACGGTTGCTGGGTCAATTTTTATCTCCCAACAAGACATGGACATGACATCGCCTGAAGCAATGGGCACGATCTTAAACGACTTGTCAGGTCAGTACATGAAAGCCACCGACACAATTGCCTGTACAGCACTTAACTCAAACAAACAGACCAGTGGTTTTACTTGGACAGTTACAACAGGTGACCCAACAAGTTTGATGAACGCGTTGTACGGCTGTGCATTTAACATCAGCAACAGCACCAACTTGTTTGCAACCCATCTCATCACAAGCGTTGACGTGTGGCAAAAACTGGGCGGTCAACTTGATGCAGACAAGCGTCCGTTGTTCCCAGCAATTGGTGCACCGGGCCTTATCGGCCAGAACACTTTGGGTGCAGGTTCTGCTGCATCATGGTCAGGCATGAACCCAATGGGCTTGCAAATTTTGGTTGACGGCAACCTTGCCGCTGGCACAATGCTTGTAGTCCACGCACCAGCCGTAGAACTGTACGAACAAGTACGCGGCATTATGTCAGTGGACAACCCAGACTTGCTGGGTCGCACGTTCACCTACTACGGCTACTTTGCAACGTTCTTTCAGGACGCAACAGATGCCACTGCAGGCTCGCGTTTCGTTCAGTCCGTAACAGTCGCCTAGTCGAGAGCGGGGCTACCGCTCATGGCAACATACACAACCGCTAGTAAACAACTTATCTCTAACTACGCGTGCATAAGTACGTTAGAACAGTCAGAGATTGTTGTTGGCGAAAACATTACGGTTAGTGGATTACCTGCACCGTTCTCAGGCACATTTAAGGTGCTTGATCTACCGCAGTACGAGTTCACTAACGTAGATGGCAACACAGGCGAGTTTGTATTTAACCCTGAGGTGGCAAGACCTAATCAGATTATTTACGCCTGCACAGGTAGCGCAGTCGAGTATGTGGTTGATTACTCAGGCACAGTTGTATATAACCAAACCTGCACGTGGATTAGCGTTGCAGATCTGGTCACATACTTGGGCGTAACCATAAGCAATCCGTCTGATGATTACACGCTTGCTACACAGTCAACTAACGCTGCGAATATGT